TGAACAATCGTCATCATCCTGTTAAGGAGTATATCTTGGGCTTGAAGTGGGACGGCAAGTCGCGCCTGCGGTCGTGGTTGGTTGACTGGTGTGGTGCTGAGGATTCGGCCTACACGCAGACGGTTGGTCAAACTATCTTCTTGGCGATCGTTAATCGCGTCTTTCGTCCGGGATGTCAGTATGACCATATGCCAATCTTGGAGGGCGATCAGGGGATTGGTAAGTCGTCAATTGTCCGGGCTATCGGTGGGGAGTGGTACAAGGAGGTTTCGCTCATTGAGCGCGATCGCGATACCGTTCAAAAAATGCAGGGTGCTATCATCGTTGAGATCGCGGAGCTTGCCGCGTTTGGTAAGCGCGACATTGATTCTCTTAAAGCCTTTATTACCCATCCGTCCGACTTTGCTAGGTTTGCTTATGCAAGGAACGACAAGAAGTATCCTAGACAAAGCACGTTTATGGGTACGGTCAATCCTGATGCGTCTGGATATTTGCATGATGATACTGGAAACCGCCGATTTTGGCCTGTTATGGTCACGCGTGCTGATCTGGTTCAAATCATCAACCACCGCGATCAGCTGTTTGCGGAGGCTTATCAGCTATATTTGTCCGGGACGCCTATTTATTTTAAGGAGCAGGGTCTGTTAAACGAGGCTAGGGCGCAACAAAAGCTTCGGGAGTCACAAGACCCTTGGGCTGAGATGATCGTTCGCTGGTGTGGCTCCCAGCTCGCTTCTGAGCTAACAAATGTGACCTGTTCGGACATTTATATCAAGGTTCTGGAAGGACGGAAGGAAACTTGCGATAAACGGGTAACCGGACGCATATCTTCTATCCTTAAAAAGCATGGGTGCGAAAGGTCGGAATTGAAGCGAATTGATGGGGATGTGGGGCGTTATTGGGATGTTACACCCCTAGCAAAAAAGTACGATACTGAGGATTCTGGTTCTGTTGGAGGGGGTTATGAAGAATAATTGTAACACCCTGTTACACCCCAACAAAAAAGGGGTGATACGCCTAAGTGGTTCAAATAACAAGGATTGCAACATCTGTAACACCGTAACACCTATTTTACTTTAAGTATGAATAGTGTTATATATATAGTATAGTTATTGTGTATATTAGTCTTTTTATAAGTCTTAGAAAACGAAGTTACATAGTTACATGGTTACAGGGGGAAAAATGGACAGCCAAAGATACAGCTTTAACTTCATAAAAAAAGCTCAGGAACCTGATCCTGAATTTCAGAAAAAACTTGAGGAACAAAGGGTGCAAGAGGCACTAGAAAGGATTGAAGCTGATGGCCTCACTTAAACCAAAAGTAAAGAAGCGTAAAGGTTGGACTCAAGGCTTTGTATTTGGACGGGTGGTTGATCAATATATTGATCCAAGGAATGTTTTGTTGCATGATAAACCAAAAAGGAAAGGAGCGCCGCTTAAATGAAAAAGAAGGAATGGCAGGAGTTTCATGGGTTCGATGATGAGGATATGGAGCGCATTGATGGCCTGATCAAGACTTTTAAAGCTGACCCTAAAAGCATTAAGGTTTTTACCAAGCCGTTTAAAGAACGGATGGAGGAGGAACAGGCTAAAAGAAAAAGACGACGCGAATTGACAGGGTATTAAATTCTGATAATATATGTGTTATGGACACACAAATTGAAATATCTTATGTTCCAATTGATTCTTTAAAGCCTGCCGATTATAACCCACGCAAATCTTCACCTGATCAGGGTCAACGTCTGAAGGATTCTTTGACGGCATTTGGATTTGTTGATCCTATCATTGTTAATAGCGCACCTAATCGAAAGAACATTATCATCGGCGGACACTTCCGCTGGCGGACGGCACGCGAGATGGGATTTAAAGAGGCTCCCGTCGTGTATGTCAATATTCCTGACATAAATCGTGAGAAGGAGTTGAATGTCCGCTTGAATAAAAACACAGGGGACTTTGACTATGCCTTGCTATCAAGCTTTGATGTGGATATGCTTTCTGATATTGGTTTCTCATCTGCTGAGCTGGATGCAATATTTGCCAAGGATGCCACACCAGATGAGAACGCTGTTCCTGAGTCTGCTCCTGCTCGTGCGCATCGCGGGGATATTTTCTTGCTTGGGGATCATCGGGTTATGTGTGGAGATTCTTGCTCGTTCGACGATGTAAATAAATTAATGGACGGAAAAAAAGCACAGATGGTGTTTACCGATCCACCGTACAACGTTGACTATGAGGGTACCGCTGGAAAAATTAAGAACGACAAATTTAAAAACAAGCAGGCTTTCTACCAATTTCTTTATGATTCTATATCCTTAATGAAGATGTTTGTGTCGGGCGATGTTTATATTGCCATGTCATCGTCGGAGTTGCACACGCTTCAACATGCGTTTGAGGATGCTGGCGGCCATTGGTCGACGTTTATTATCTGGGTTAAAAATACTTTCACGCTTGGACGGTCAAACTATCAGCGTCAGTATGAGCCTGTGCTTTATGGTTGGTTTGAGGGTTCAACGCATTATTGGGCTGGTCGTCGTGACCTTGGGGATGTGCTTAAGGATCAGATTCAAGATGACGGAATGGGAAATTATCATTTAACTATTGGTGATGTTCAAACTGATATTTGGGAGTTTCCAAAACCTAAAAAAAATAAAATTCACCCGACTATGAAGCCTGTTGAGTTGGTTGATCGCGCTGTTGTGAATTCGTCTGAAAGAAAAAATATTGTCCTTGACTTGTTTTTAGGTTCTGGTACGAGTATAATTTCTTGTGAGAAGAATGATCGGGTATGTTATGGCATGGAGCTTGATCCGAAATTTGTTGATGTCATTATTAAACGTTGGGAGGACTTTACTGGCCGCAAGGCGGTATTGTTAAAGCCATGAGTGATCATCAAAACAACGGTGGAACAGTGGCACAGAAACACGGCGGTGCTTTGAAACCATTTCCTAAAGGTGTTTGTCCGAATCCTAAAGGTCGACCTAAGGGTTCTAAAAGCATCACCACGTATATGCGTGAAATGCTCGACGCTAAAGTTTTGACTAAGGACATTGACGGCAAGATGGTTAAGCTTCCAATGTCGCAGATTATCGCAATGGCATCTTTGAAAAAGGCGGCGACTGGTTGTCCGAAACATTTAAACACAATGCTCGATCGCCTTGAGGGTGCTGTGGTTCAAAAGCAAAAGGTTGAGGGAGATTTTTCGGAGTTTATGGCTGGCATCTTAGCAAAGGGTGACAAGATTGCTAAATCTAAGTGACGAAATCATCGAGAAGCTTGAGCGTATTATTGAGTTGTCGCGGCATGATCTTGTAAACTTCCGGCATCTGTTGCTTGTTAATTCTGATACTGAGGTTGAGCCTGCTGATTTTCAAAGGACGTGGTCGGACATCTTATTGAATGGCGAGGAGAATTATGCCGTTCAGGGGTATCGCGAGTCGGGCAAGGGTCAAATTGTTCTGCGTTCTTTTCCTCTGCATTGCATTACATTTCCAAATCCAGATCGTGATTATATTGTTATCATTAAGAATAATGATTCCTTGGCGACCGCCAAGCTTGATGAAATTGAGACGGAGTGTTTATCTAATCCGACGATAAGTTCACGCATTGTTAAGGTTCAGAAGAATTCTGCAAATGTTTTATCTCTTGACTTGTCGTATGATGGCGACAAGGTTATGAATTTACGCATAGAGGCGTATGGTAAGGGGGCATCAATCCGTGGGCTATCTAATCTTGATCGAAGACCAAAGGTTATTATTATCGACGACCCTCAAGATATTGAGGACTCAAGATCGGATACTATTCTTGAGCGCGACTGGGAATGGTTTTTATCTGATGTATACTTCCTTGGACAAACATGTCGAACGTTCCTTATCGGAAATAATCTCGGAGATAAATGTATTATTGAACGAGTGTTTAAAAACGCAGAAGGCTTGAAGTATAAAACTATGCGTGTGCCTGAGGTTAAGCCTGACGGCACGGCCGCATGGCCTGCTAAGCGTGACATCAATGCTATCATGACCGAGAAGGAGTCTTATGCTCGGATGGGTAAGCTTGACATTTGGTTGCGTGAAAAAATGTGTTTGTCGACGAGCCAAGAGACGCGCGTGTTTCATGATGAGGATTATGGTTATTATTCTCCGGGGTTGTGCGATACTATTGCCAGCAATCAAGGCAATCTAATTGAGGCGACGCTTGATCCTGCGTCGAGTAAAAGTATTGAGTCGTGCTTTCGTGCGATCGTTGTTAACGCGGTTACGCGCGACAATCATTGGTATATTCTTGAGTGTCTTTATGGTCGTTGGGATTCTATTGGATTGATTGACCAAATATTTTATGCTGTGAAGCGTTGGGGTATTCGACGATTCGGGATTGAAAAGGGACAGCTTCAGCAGTTTCTTGAGCCTATTCTTTATCGTGAGATGACGCTACGTAATATTCGTTTCACTATTATTCCTCTTGAGCATGGCAAAGAAGGCTCTAAACTTGAGCGTATCAAGATGCTACAGCCTAGGTTTAAATCTCATTCTGTGTGGTTTCCTGATCAGGCTCCGTGGCTTACTGAGATGAAAAGTGAGCTTGCTGGGGTTACTAACTATGAGATTAAGTCGGAGTTTATTGATTGCGTCGACGCTCTTGCTATGCATGAGCAAATGAATCGAAACCCTAAGGTTGTTGTTGTATCCGATGCTAACAAGGTTGCTGATTCAATGCCTAGAAAGGCTATTCGATGATTCGTCCGTTGACTGCTGATGACAAGGATAAATTCTTGCCGCTTATGAAAATGTTTATTGATGAGCGCATGGGCGAGTTTGGTTTAACGTATGATCCTGTGATGTCAGGCATTCAGTTTGACTGCATGATCAAGGACGCGAACATTGGCGGATTGGTTATTGATAATGATGGGGAAATTGATGGCGCGATTGTTGCCGCGTTTGCTCCGCTGTTGTTTTGCCATGGAACGGTCGCGCAGGAGTTGGTGTGGTATGTCAAACCAGCGTCGCGCGGATTTGAAGGTTTACGCTTGATAAAAGAATTCACAAAATTATCTTTTCAAAGAGGATGCTTCGGTATTATGATGGTTGGGATGGCTGGAGATAGGTCTAATGAGTATTATACTCGTGATGGCTATCAGGCTCTTGAAAATATTTACTTTAAAAAGATAGGAGAGTTGTCATGAGATTACAACATTATTCATATCCGCCATTGGATTGCAAGGAAAAAAGACATTTCATCGCTACTTCGACTGCGATTGCTTTGGCTGTTGGTGCGGCCGCTGTTGGTGGTGCGACTGCTTATTCTGCATCAAAGGAGGCGTCGTCTGCAAAGAAAGCCGCCGAGGCTCAGAAGGCTGTGGGTTTGGCTCAAATTGATGCTCCTTTAAAGGCTGAACAGGCCGCCGCTGATGCCGCAAATGCAAAACTTAGATTGAAGCAAGCTTCCAAAACACAAACAATTCTAACACCACCGGGCGATCTTCTTCCGACGGATACGACTCAGAAAAGTATCTTGGGGGTATAAAAATGCCTGATATAACTATTAATATCAATGTTAAAAGTGACGGAACAGCGACGGTAAATGATAACAATAGCGTTGACGTAAAGAAGAAGAAAGCTCCAAAGGCTGTTTCTGGTGGAATTCTTCAAATGCAGGACGCTAAAGACTTCCGCGCTCCGGGGAAATCGTCTAGCACGATTCTTGATATGTTGGGGGTCTAATGTTAAAAACTGCCAAGGATATTATTCAGGGACGCGATCAAGCTAAAAAGGATCGCGTTGTTATTGAGTCGACGTGGGAGGATTTGCTGTACTATGGATTTCCTCGTAAACGCGGCGGTAATGCTGTTTATCAGCCGGGAGAAAAACCATCGTGGGATGTTTTCGATGATTCACCTGTGCAAAGCAATTTGATTTTAGCGGCTGGTCTTTCTGGTTATATGACCAATGCTTCTCAGCTTTGGTTTGAGTTGCGTGCGCGTGATGAGGCTTTAATGTCATCCGACGAGGTGCGTGGCTTCTTTTCTAAATCTGCCGATGTTATGTATTCCCTGTTTGCCAATTCCAACTTCTACCAGCAAATCCATGAAACGTATATCGACCTTGGTGTCGTTGGTACTGGTGCGCTTTATGAGGAGGAGGACGCTAAGGATGTTGTCCGCTTCTATTGCCGTAAGCCTAAAGAGATTTTTATTGTTGAGGATGAGCGCGAAGAGGTGACGATGGTTTATCGTTGTTTTCCTTTGACGGCTTATCAGGCGTATAAGTTATTTGGAGAGGCTAATTGCGGTAAAAGTGTTTTAAAGGCTGTGCTTGAAGAAAAAAATTTCAATAAAACATTTGATTTCATTCATTATATTTGTATGCGCCATGAGCGTCAGGCTGGTAAGAATGACGGGAAGAACAAGCCTGTTGCGTCTTACTGGGTTTCTGAGGCTGACAAGAAGATGGTTAAGGAGTCGGGGTACGATGAGTTTCCTATGTTTTGTCCGCGTTTCTATAAGAATAGCGGTGAGCCTTATGGTTATTCTCCGATGTATACCGTGTTTCCTGATGTTTTAACTCTTAATCGTGCTGTTGAAACGTACATCGAGGCGGCCGAGTTTGCCATGAAGCCTTCTTGGATTGCTGAAAGCGACGGTGTTATTGGTACGCTTGATCTTCGTAAGGACGCGATCAACTATCAACGCGCACCTTTGGCTCAAGGAGCGCAGGTTCAGCAGTTGACGCCTAAGGGTAACGTGCAGGTTGGTCTTGATTTTATTCAGCGTGCTGAGGACAAGGTTCGTAGGGCGTTCTTCGTTGATCTGTTCTTGACATTGGCAAACAAAACCGGAATGACAGCGACCGAGGTTACCGAACGCGTGCAGGAGAAGATGTTGATTTTAGGACCAGTGCTTGGTCGGTTGCAGAGCGAACTTTTGAATCCTGTTATTTATCGGACGTTTAACATTGCTTTGCGTCGAAATTTACTTCCACCTGTTCCGCAAGCATTGCAAGGTAAGGAATGGGATGTTGTCCATGTATCGCCATTGGCTAAGGCTCAACGTGCGCTACATGCTAAGGATATGCAAACGTTCATGATGGTAATTGCCGAGATGGCGAAAACATGGCCGACTGTTTTAGATAAAATTGATTCTGATACTGTTGTCGATAAGCTGGCAAAAGCTTACAGCGTTGATCCTGATACTATCAACGATGACAAAGAGGTTACTGGTATTCGTCAGCAACGCAATGAACAATTAGCGGCTCAACAAAAACAATTAGCTCTTGCAGGTGCGGCTGATATTGCCGACAAGACAGGGAGCGCAACGGAGAAATTTGCACGTGCAAAATCAACCAGTCGACAGAAATAAATTTTTAGAAGAAATAAAGGATTGTTACGAACGTGTTTTCTCGACGGACGACGGGAAGCGCGTTTTGAATGATATTATTGTTTGTGGGAAATTAAAAGTGTCTTGTTTCTCGACGGAGCCGCTCACAATGGCATTCAATGAGGGCAAGCGCGACCTTGCACAGAACATTGTTGACTTGGCGACGCGTTTGGATAATCGGAAGCCTCGAGCAACAAAAGCAAAAAGATAATTTACAATCAATTTTAATTTGATATATTAAATGTAATGAAGGAGGGGACAAATATGAAAAGCAAAAAAGGCGGTAAGGGTGGAAAAGGCGGAAAGAAATGCTAATGATGTGACTCCCACGTTCGCGTGGGATTGTTCTGATGTTATTTTATAAATTAAGGAGATCAAATGAGCGACAACCCGACCCAAGATGTCTTGGATAATCCGGCCGCACCAGTTGGTGATGTAAATGTTGATGCAGGAGATAAGTCATCTGCTCCTGTTGGTAGCAAGCAGTGGTTTGATGAGTTTGACGCTGATCTCAAAAGCAATCCAAGCGTTACAAAATTTAAAAGTCCGGCTGATTTGGCTAAAAGCTATATCAACTTGGAGAAGACCTTAGGTAAGGGTCGAGTTGTTGTTCCAACAGAGAAATCTACTCCCGAAGAATGGCGCGCGTTTTTCAAAGCTGGTGGCGCACCTGAAAAAGAGGATGAGTATGATGTTGGGATGGAGGATTTACCTGAACAAGCGAGAACACCTGCTGAACAATTGGCGGCGTTGCGTAAGGCGGCACTTGACAATGGTGTATCAAAGAAGGCGTGGGATGGGATTTTTAAGGCGTATAAGGACGGTGCAAACGCTCGTTTGAATCAGGAAGTTGAAAGTATTAAGAAGATGCGCGAGACGTCTGAGACTGAGCTTCGCCAAGAATGGGGCGCGGCTTATGATGGTAAGGTTCAGAATGCGCAGAAGGTTATCGATAAATTTTTTAAAGAGAACGGTGTACGTAAAGAGTTCTCTATTTTGGCAAACGATAAAGGTTTTATTAAGGCAATGGCCGCCATCGCTGATCAGTTAGGCGAGGATGCTATTGTTGGTCGTGCCAAGTTGACCATGACGCCGGATGAGGCTCAGTCTGAAATTGCAAAGATGTTAGGCGATCGCAAATCACCGTTCTTCGATGATTTGCATCCTGAACATCAGGCGTACAAGGACAAATACAATGCTTTGGTTGAGATGGCTGGCTAGGACAAGGTGAAAACCCCTTAGCAGGTCATCATGTTTTCGGGATAAAGCGTAAGCTCCCCGGTCGCAGTTCGTGGTGTCCGCCCTGAATAAGGATAACGGAATAGGTTAAGTTAACTATTTTAATATTCTTAAACAGGAGGCTTTAAATGGGAGATCCATCAACAATTTATGCAAAACAATACGGGACAATGGTCTCGTTATTGGCACAACAAGAAGGTTCTAGATTACGCAACACCGTGACTGTAAAGCCCGGGGTTGTCGGTGAAGAAGTTTATATGGATCAAGTCACGGCTTTCGAAATGTTAGCTCGTGGTTCTCGTCTTTCTTCAACAGATCCAACAACTGTTGATTATGCACGTCGTCGTATTGCTTTGGAAAATTTCTACCAAGCAAAGGGTATCGATAAGATCGATGATGTTCGTACTTTAGCAGATCCTACCTCTGCAATCGTAAAGAGTGGTATCGCAGGCGCTGGTCGTAAGATTGATGATTTAATCATCGCGGCTGCTTTAGGTACTGCCTATACTGGTAAAGTTGGCGGGACATCTGTTGTATTCCCAACATCCACACAGCAAATCGTACATGGTGGTACAGGTATGACTTTAGCCAAGTGGTTAACGGCTTTGGAAATCTTGAATCGTGCAGACGTTGATCCGTCTGATGAGAAGTTTTTAGTCATCGGTAGCCAGCAATTAACCAACCTGTTAAACACGACTGAAATCAAATCAGCCGACTATAACAGTATCAAAGCGTTAGTTCAAGGTCAGATTGACACGTTCTTAGGTTGCAAGGTTATCCGTTCTGAACGTCTGCAAAAGGTCAGCACGACTCGTTCTGT